AGCAACTAAAAAAGCCGCAGTCCGTAAGCCGCCAGCTAAAGAAAAACTAGTTCGTAGCTTGAAATATCTCAAACAAGATGCTGGTATGAAACTAGTATCAATCAATCCAGTGGATATCGTTGGTGCAGAACAGCTATGGGTCTATAATGTTAAGAATCGTAAGCTAGGCAAGTATGTCGCTGAAGATCAAGGTGGTGTACTTGGAGTCAAAGGCACTACTATCACAGGCTTTAACGAAAGTAAAAGCACACAAAAAACTCTACGTAAGCCTGAAGAACAGGTTAAAGCATTCCTAGCCAGTAATAAAGTAGAACTACGCAAGTTCTTAGAAAATATCAAAACTACAGAAATTAAACTCAACGGACGTATCAACGCTGATACTATCCTACTTAAAGTAATCTAATCCCCCTCAAGGTAGCGTAAAGCCAAACTTATCCTGTTGTCGGCAATAAATACAAGATAACAGGATAATTTAAATGTCTTTACTTCCAGCAAATGTTTCAGCATCCGGCAACTTAACTGCAACTCTCAGTATGCAAACTGAGAGCCTGTATAATGCCTATACAGGCACAGGAGCTGGACACATTGCTTTTGATGCTAATCTACAAGCACAACTAACACAAGTATCAAGCCTACAAAATGATATTATTGACTATATCCGCCTACGCTTAGGCTATGGTATGATTGATGTTGAAGCTGATAAAGAACACTTTGACATGGGCATCAAACAGGCACTGATCCGATATCGCCAAAAGAGTTCAAACTCAGTAGAAGAAAGTTATGCATTCTTAGATCTATATCCTGAAACACAAGAATATATTTTACCTAATACAGTCATGGACGTCAAAGCAATTTTCCGTCGTGGTATTGGTAGTGTTACAGGTACTACAGCTAGCCAATTTGAACCATTTGCATCAGGGTACTTAAACACCTATATGTTGGTAGCTGGACGAGTTGGCGGGTTAACTAACTATGAATTATTTGTAGACTACCAAAAACTAGCCATGCGTATGTTTGGTGGATTTATGAACTTTACTTGGAATAAAGTTACTAAAAAAATCACCCTAGTTCGTAAAATGCCATTCCAAGGTGCTGGTGCAACACTTAGACTAAGAAGTTTAACAGCAAGCGGAACCGCACCAGGTAGTACAGTCACATTCCAAATTTCAAATCAAGGACCGTGGAATGGTGTTAACGTAGGAAGTACTATTGCTATTACTAACTGCCCTGTTTCTGGATATAACGGTACGTACATTATTACCTCTGTTGATCCTACACAACAGATTTTTACATTCTTAAATACTGCGGCACTTGGGGCTACAGTAGTCAATGATATGTCTTTAGCATCAACGTATGTAAGTTCGCCAAGTTCACCAGATAATGCCGTAACTGAAACAGTATTATTACACTTATACAATTATAAACCAGACATTATGTTGCTTAATGATCCACAGGTATTTCCTTGGATACAGGACTATGCTTACGCTTTGACATCAATGAGTATTGGTCAAGCACGTGAAAAATTTGCATCAATCGCAGGCCCACAAGGCGGTACCAGCTTGAACGGCACAGCACTCAAACAAGAAGGCCAAACACTATTAGACAAACTTGATGACGAAATCAAGAACTACGTAGACGGTGGTGCTCCATTAACTTGGATAATGGGTTAAAAACTCTAGACAACTGTCTAAAACTCTCGTAAAATAGTATTATCAATTAAGGGGATTTCAATGAGTTCTATCATCGGTATCGTAGGCTTTATTGGCTCAGGTAAAGATACGGTTGCAGACTATCTGGTTAATTTTCATAGATTTAAACGTGAGAGCTTTGCTAACAGCTTGAAAGATGCTGTAAGCCAGGTATTTGGATGGGATAGAGAACTACTAGAAGGTAGGACTCAGGAAAGTCGTGAATGGCGAGAAACTCGTGATGAATGGTGGACTAAACGCCTAAAGAAAGATATAACTCCAAGGTATGTCCTACAGTATTGGGGAACTGAAGTAATCCGTAAGGGATTCCATGATGACATGTGGGTAGCCAGCTTAGAACACCGATTACTCAATACCAAAAATGATATCGTAATCACAGACTGCCGCTTTCCTAATGAAATTAAAGCTATACGTGCCGCAGGTGGACGAGTAGTGCGTATTATTCGTGGTCCAGAACCCGCATGGTTTGATCATGCTAAGAGCATGAACAAGGGGCCTAATCGCAATATGAGCTGGGCACTAAGTAAACAAAAAATAGAAAAATTAGGAGTTCATGCTAGCGAAACAGCTTGGGTAGGACAGAAGTTTGATGTGGTGTTAAACAACAGCGGAACCATTGAAGAACTGTATCAACAGATTGAAGCTAATATTACTAATAATCAGGTGTCAGATCGCCTTGACGCCATCCTAAACCCTCTCGGGCAATTTCATACTGACAGTTAGCACAGATTGTTTTTAAGTTAAGAGTATTGTTATTATTAAAATTACCGTCAACGTAATAGACAAATAACTGCTCTTTTAACCTTGCTTTGAAGCCACACTTTTCACAATGTGGTTTCTTTTTATAGCCTTCTAATAACCAACGTGGCTTGGCTGCTGGCTTATTTTTCTTCTTACGTATACAAGTATCACATCGACTTCTGTAATAAGTTTTCCCATGCATCTTATAGTTAACAGCAACAGGTTTTTTACCACAGATTTCGCATATTTTTCGATATTCCATACCAGTATTTAGCTTACTAGCACAAGCAAACCTTTCAAAGGGCACCTTACGACACCAAAATTACAAAATATCTATAAATAGTTTAAAGTAATCTATTTAGAGGATCTCATATTATGGTATCATTAGTTTCCCCAGGCGTTCAGGTAACGATCATCGATCAAAGCCAATATGCACCAACCCAAGCTGGTAGTGTGCCATTGGTTATACTTGCAACAGCACAAGACAAATCAACTCCAGGCAATACACTTGCTTCAGGCACAACTATTGCCAATGCTGGAAAAATTATTACAGTAACTAGTCAACGTGATCTAGTTAATTATTTTGGTAATCCTTTCTTTGCAGTTGATGCAAGTGATAATCCAATTAACGGCGATGAACGTAATGAATACGGCTTATTAGCAGCTTATAGTGCATTAGGAGTGACTAATACGATGTATGTTCAACGTGCTAACGTTGATCTAGCACAATTAGAAGGCACAAGCACACGCCCAACAGGCACTCCTGCTGATGGTACATACTGGTTAGATGTAGCCTCTACTAATTATGGTATCTATGTATGGGACGAAGAAGACGGATTTACCTTAACAACACCGTCAGTAATCACCTCAACTGAATATTTAATTGCGGGTATTCCTATTCCTAGTTATGGCAGTATTGGTGACTATGCTGTGGTGACTACAAGTTCTAGTAATCCAATTTATTACAAAGGTTATGATAACGCATGGAAATTAGTAGGTAGTGATAGCTGGAAATCAGTGGTTCCTACAATTACTGGCAATATCGCAAGCCCATCAGTGACTAACGGTAGTAAATTAATTATCAACGGTAACGTTGTCACAGTTGGTGGAACTACTGTTGCTGCGGCCAACACTGCTATCAATGGAGCAAGTATTCGAGGTGTTACAGCGTTTGTTAACTCAAGCAATCAACTAGAATTATTTGTAAACAGCACCACTATTCTTTACAGCAATGCCGCAGGCAATTTACAAGGTACCATTGATACAGCAACAAGCGTATCAGATACACTACAAATTACTAAAGGATCAGTACTAAGTGGAACTGTTGACTGTTCAGCCAATTTGGGTATTTTACAATCACCATTGGGTAGTATCAGCAATAGCGGTAACACATTTACTTACAATGGCCCAACTATTGCATTCCTTGGGTATACAAGTCCACCGGCATGGAGAACTTCAGATATAACTCCACGTCCAGATGGTTCAATTTGGTTTAAAACCACAGCAACAGGTAATGGTGCTAGCTATGCTATTAAAGAATACAGTGCGGCTTTAGCTAGTTTCCAATTATTGAGTGCTCCATTATACGCAAGCGATTCAGCAGCAATCTATGGATTAGATCCCGTAGGTGGTGGCGCAAGCCTTGATGCAGGTGCACTATATGTAAAATATGACACACTAGGCACAACTACAGCTACATTTAAGCCTTACATCAAGAATGTTCAAGGCCTTTTAACAATCAAAGGTACAGTAGCAGGCGGTGCAGCACTAACATACCGTGCCAATGACAGCTTTACTATGACAGTTAGCGTTCCAGGTAGTTCAACACTAAGCACAGCAACGGTCACAATTGGTGGTAGTGGTAATGTACAACCGGCAACAGAATTAGTAAGTGCTATTTTATCAGCTAATTTACCAAACATTACAGCGGGTGTTAATTCAGATGGACAAGTTTTTGTTAGCCACTTAGCTGGCGGTACTATGCAGTGGACACAGTTAGTTGGTACTCCAATGGACACAGCTGGTTTGAATGATGCAACACATGTTCAAGAATTAACTACAAATATTACATACTTAGCTAGCCCATTTACTCCACTAACATATACATATTCAGCAACAGCACCATACAGTGATCCAGCTGATGGTACACTATGGTACTACAGTGATCCATTAGTAGCTGATATTATGATTAATGATGGTAGTGCATGGAAGGGTTATCGCAACGTAGCAAATGATGCACGTGGCTATGACTTATCAGCTACAGATCCAAATGGTCCAATTTTCTCAGCTAGCGAACCAACAACACAAAGTGATGGTACTAGTCAAATAGTCGCAGGTGATTTATGGATTAGCACAAGTGACGCTGATCTGGCGAATTATCCTGTAATTTATCGTTATGGTATTGTTAACGGAGCAGGCGCAACATCAGTATTTGGTTGGGGCCTAATTGATAATGCTGACGATGTTAGTGCAGATGGTATTTTATTTGCAGATGCACGTTGGTCAGCTACAGGTAACGTAGATGTTATCACAGGCAGTCTACCAACAATCACTAGCTTAATTACCAGCGATTACAAAGATCCAGATTGTCCAGCATATCAACTATATGCACGTGGTACGATATTATTTAACACACGTCGAAGTGGATTTAACGTTAAACGTTTTGAAAACACAGGATTTACCAGTGCTCAACTAGCCACAGTAACAGGAACAGTGGCCGCAACATGGTTCACACAAAGCGGTGTTGATCCTACAACAGCAGTTCCATACTTTGGAACTAAAGCACAACGTAACACAGTGGTTGAAGCATTGAAATCAGCAGTTGCTTCGAGCACAGCACTTCGTGAAGAACAAACACAGTTTAACTTGATCTGCTGCCCAGGGTACCCAGAACTAATCCAAAACATGATCACTTTAAATAATGATCGTACTAACACTGCATTTATCATTGGTGACAGTCCATTAGATTTACCAAGTGACTCAACACAAATTAATGCTTGGGCAAACAACACTAATCTAGCAGTAGACAATGGTGAAGAAGGCCTAGTAAGTAACAATGAATACCTAGGTGTTTACTATCCAAGCGGTCTAGCTACTAACTTAGATGGTGAAAGTGTTGTAGTTCCGCCAAGCCATATGATGCTAAGAACATTTATTCGTTCAGATGCAGTAAGTTATCCATGGTTTGCTCCAGCTGGTGTGCGTCGTGGGTTAATCGACAACGTTACAGCTATTGGTTATATTGATACAAGTGATAACAATACATTTAAATCGATTGGTGTAACTGCTGGGTTGCGTGATGTATTATATCAAGACAGAGTAAATCCAATCACAGTATTACCGGGTGTTGGATTAGTGGCATACGGTCAAAAAACACGTGCTGCACAAGCAAGTGCGATGGACCGTATCAATGTAGCAAGACTAGTAGTTTACCTAAGAACAGTTTTAGCTAGAGTCGCAAGCCCGTTCATATTTGAACCAAATGACACTATCACACGTAGCCAAGTTAAATCAGTATTTGACAGTGTGTTTAATGACTTGGTTGCTAAACGTGCGATCTATGACTTCTTGGTAGTTTGTGATACAACAAACAATACTCCTGTTAGAATTGAC